AGTTATTTTAATCATCGGGTTGGGCAGTGGGCAGAGTACAAAGCCGCCGCTTTTTTAACTAGGCGCAAATTTGAGGTTTATTCGCATAGCGGAACGCAATCGATTTGCGATTTGGTTGCGATTAAACGCAAAGGGGTGCGGCTGTTAATTCATTTAATCGAAGTCAAATATCATAGCTTAGAAACTGAAGCAAATCATAAACCTTTACGGCCAGATCAAAAAAAGTATGGCGTAAAACTTTTGGTCGTTAGTTCTGACGGCACAATAACCCCTCATTTTATATTGGAGAAATAATGGAAGTTCAGTTGCAAGGCGATAGCTATAAATCACCATCATTAAACGAAACAACTACAAATGTTTGGACAACAGTCGATGGCGATAACGTTGTTTTGCACACGCAAGCACGAAAATTTATTTTGAGTGGCGATCAAGCGCAAAAATTAAGCATGTATCTTGCCGCCTGTGTTTTAGATGTAAGGAGAAAGAAAAATGCAAGCAATTTGTGAGTTGTTAGGTACGGCAAAAAAATGGTTTAGCCGCCAACCAAAGATGGCGCAAATCGTTATGGTTGGTTTAGTTGCATTTGCAATAATTGCCTATGCAATGAGTTTCGCAACATGACTCCTATTAGGGATTATGACGGCGATGGGAAAATTTCTATCGAGGAAGAACAGGCTAGTGATGCCCACGATAAACAGGAAACGCAAAGGTACATGGCTATTTGTGCATTTGCATTGATGGTTTGCATCACAATTCTTATGTGTACGCCTGTTGTACCTGAAGCAAGAGTAACCGCTTTGAGTGGGCTGATCAGTTCCATGTATTTTGCACTTGCTAGTCTATGTGGTGCGTATATGGGCTTTACAACATGGGCTAATAAAAAGTGATTAATTTGTTAGGCTCATTAGTTCAGCCAGTAACAGGACTGCTTGATAAATTTATTGAAGACAAAGACCAGAAAAACCAATTGGCGCATGAAATTAGCACAATGGCTGAACGTCATGCCCAAGAGTTAGCAAAAGGCCAGCTTGAAATTAACAAAGCAGAAGCGCAAAGCAGAAATGTTTTTATTGCTGGGTGGCGGCCTTTCCTTGGGTGGACGATGGGATTTGCGATGGCATATAATTATGTCATTCAGCCAATCGCTATTTTTGTTTTAGGCCAATTAGATTATTTGGTAACGCTCCCTGCTTTAGACATGACTGAAATGATGCCTGTGCTTTTAGGAATGTTAGGTTTGGGTTCGCTCAGAACCTACGAAAAAAAAATCGGGATTTCTAAATGATAGATATAACAAGCGGGTTTATCGAAAAATTATCTCAGCGTTTAGAACAAGAGGAAGGTTGTGAACTTTTTTTGTATGATTGCCCCGCTGGCTACAAAACTTTAGGAATTGGCCGAAATGTCGAAAGCAGAGGCATTACAAAAGCTGAAGCCTTAACGATGTTAGAAACCGATATAAATATTGTTATTTCAGAATTGGACGATGCTTTTCCTTGGTGGAACGATTTAAGCGAAAACAGAAGAATAGCATTGGCCGATTTAGCGTTTAATTTAGGAATGCCAAAATTAAAAGCGTTTAAAAAATGTTTACAGTATTTAGAGGGCGGCGATTACGAAAATAGCGCAATAGAGTTGCTAGACAGTAATTACGCAAAGCAAGTAACCAACAGGGCCAACAGAAACGCTGAGTTAATTCGTGAGGGATAAGATGGCTGACGCAACATTGCTCGATATTTTTAATGCCATCTGGCCTGTGTTGGTTGCTGTAACAGCGGCCATTGTGTTGTTTGCTAAAGCCTTTAATCGCTTAGACGTATTAGAAGAAAAAGTAAAAGTGCTATTTTCGCTTTGGAACGATAGAGAAAAAAAATGATTTACGTTTTTGTTTTGCAGATGTTTAGAAAGAAAGGAAACAAATAAATGGCAGGGCGTGGTTTATATGCAAACATTCGAGCAAGGCAGAATAAAGACAAATCGAGAAGTAGAAAAAATTCAACAATAAGCGCAAAAGCATATAAAGAAATGCAAGCTGGTTTTCCCAACAGTAAAAAGAACAAAGCTAAACGTAAACGAAAAGCGACAGCATAATGAAAAAAGAAATTACCGCTAGGTATACAGATCGTTGTGAGTGTGATTGCGATAATTGTGTAGAATGCAACTGTGATCCTAAAATATGCCGTTGCAAGGGCCATATCCCTGTTGACAGTGAAACCGATCTAAATCAGTCTAAATAGGGCCAAAAATAGGCGTTTTACTAACTAAGTTATTGATAATATTGAATGAGCGCATAATTTGTAATCATCAGGTCGGGAGTTCGAGTCCCCCAGCCGGCACCAGTCTTTTCAATGACTTAGCATGATTTTTAAAGCAAATAAGCAGTTTGGTTTACTAATTTTTAGGAAAAAGTTTACTAAACTGTTCATTTTGTGTTCTTAAAAATCATCGAAATAGCTTCTTTTTGATGCTGTTTCATTTGGGCTTTTTTCGTATAAAGCCTAATCATGTTTTCCGATATATGACCGCCGATTGCCCTAAGTTGTGCATCTGAGCATCCAGCTTCCAATCCTCTGGTCATTATAAAATGTCGTAAACCATGAAATGTTAAACCCTCCCCGACTTTTCCCTGTTTTAAAAGTTTTTGCCGTGTTCGGGTAAATTGCGTTCTAAATCCGTCTGTTGTGTATGGTTTTGGCACACCGTCTTTTCGGCCTTGTGTTACAACTATAATAGGACTTTGTTTTATTTGTTCTAACGGATCTAAAATTTCCTTTAATTCAAGTGGCTCTGTGATTGGATGCTCTTGTGATGTTTTCCCAATCAAAAACTCACCATAATTTCTAGCTGACCACGATAATTTTACCATATCGGAAATACGCAACGCTAAATAGCCACCGATGGCAATCCCTAATGCTATTGTTGGGTGTGCTTCTCGCATAAACACTTCAAATTCTTTTGTTGTCCAAGGGCGGTTACTATTAGTTGTATGTTTAATGGGCAGTATGTCGCGTGGATGATACGATGGGTTGTAATCTATGTATTTTGCCATTACCCGAAACATGCGTTTGATGACGGTTAGGAAAAAATTTGCAGAACGATGACAGTTTGTTTTTTCTCCGTTTGTTCCATGCGCCAATATAATGTCTCTTACCGCTTCAAAACCATGACCGTCTATTTGCGCTAATGGCGTTTTAAGCATAGCTTTCGATGTTTGTCGGTATGAAATGTTTTCCAGATACAGCGTGTAACTTTTTTTTGTAAGTTCCGCTAGATTTTGAAAATGATGGCTTGCTTTAAATGCGTTTACTAAATCGCCATATGTGTAAATTTCATCAGGTCTTTTTGAGGCTTTTGTTTCGTCCTCTAATTTCGCTTGGCCGTAAGCCAAAATAAAAGCTGGATCGAGTTCGTCAGGCAAACGTTTTCTGAAACCTGTTTTTTGGTTTCTGTAGTAAAAATGGAATGTTGCGCCTTTTCTAACTCGCTGAATATTTTTCAGTTTGCGTTTTGACATTCTAATAAAAAGCCATTCATTAGCGGTTTAATTTCTGTTTGTTTTTTTCGCTTGCCAATCATCACGCCATCAATTTGCCGCGCATCTACTCTTGTTCCGCGCCCTAAAGGGATTTCATCTATATACGGCCTCACTAATTTGTCAAATGTAGCAACGTCCATATCACAGTATTTTGCGGCACTTTTTAACTTAATCCAGCGTGGTTGCATTTTTCTTGTCCTGATAATGCCAAATGATTTTTAAATGTCGTTCGATGCAATTATTAAAGTATTTATCACTTATTGATTCTTTTTCTCCCTTTATAATTTGGAATTGCTGGATTTTGTGAACGATCATATAAAGCCGATTTTTCAGTAAGTGAAAGCGAGAAATAAGGGCTTGGCTTATCTGGATGCTCTTTTCTTTTACACCAGATTTGATGCCAGTCTTCTGCAATCTTAACCGTTGCCATGACATGAGTCCCTTGGTCAAAATCATATCGCGCCTTTCTCAATTTGCCATTTTCTTTTGCCGACCAGCCATCTTTTTCTGTTTCAGCCTTTTGGTCAGCCACTAGTTTCCATTGATGTTCAACGTTTTTCATAGGCCAGCTATTGCCACCATGCCTTGAAAAATGCCAACGGCGGTTAAGCCGCAAAACACAACCAGCACAAAAAAATCAATTGTTTTCACGAATCTGTCCTTTCTTTACTGCCTCTAATGTTTTCAGATGCCACGCCAAACTTTCCAGCGTAGTTTCATCTGCCTTGCCAATTTCTTTGACAAGTTGTTTCCTTAAATCAAAAAGGGATTTCGTCATCTAATTCATTTGGTGCGCCGTTTATTAGCCCATCATCTAATTTCTTTAATGCTGGCGGCTGATAATTTTCAACAGCGGCATCTGCTTTATTGCCAAGCATCGTTAACTCGCCTCTGTAGCGTTGGAGGACAATTTCTGTGGTGTACTTATCCACGCCGTCCTTATCTGCCCATTTTCGGGTCTGTAATTGCCCTTCTAAATAAACTGTAGACCCTTTACGCAAATATTGTTCTGCAACTTTCCCCAACACTTCATTAAAAATAACGACACGATGCCACTCTGTTTTTTCTTTACGCTCACCAGAGCTTTTATCTTTCCAGCTTTCGCTAGTGGCTAACGACAATTGAACAATTGTGCCGCCGTCTTGGGTAGACCGTACCTCTGGATCACGCCCTAAATTACCCACCAACGTTACTTTATTTACACTTCCAGCCATTATTTTTTTCCTCTCATAGCCCTTTTAATTTTGGTTTCGTAAAGTCCTTTTAACCACTTGGTTTGTTTCATACTCGCATCCAGCTTTGCACAGCGTTTAACCGCTTCCGTAAATGCCTTATCTAGGTCGCGCTTATTTGTTGCGCCGTTTATTGCATTTGCTAAATCAAGATATTGTTCTTCTGTCATTCTGCCGCCTGTGCTTGGGGTTGATGCTGTATGTAAAGTTCTTGAAATTTTGCCACAAATTGCTTTTTGTCATCGCCTGACAAACCAGCAAATTCGCTGGATTCTTTAATGGCGTTTTTGTTGCTTACCAATGCGTCAAATGTCTGCGCTTGCAACAACTGGGCGCAAAGCGTTTCTAATATAGGATTAGGTTTTTGTTCTAATTGTGCTTTAACATTTTTCGCTTCTAATGACGGTTCGTTTTGTTTCGCCATGTGTCTGGCGTGTTGCACATATTTACTATCGTCAAATTTGCCAAGAAAAACATCAGCATTAAAACCAAGGTAAGACAGACATTTGGTCAAACCGTCAGTAACAGCTTTTTTAAAGGCATCATTGTCTGCGCGACTTCCAGCCGTCAAAGCGGCTTGTCCAAATTGTTCGACCACCTGATCTTTGTTGCCATGCCATAGACTAATTTTAAACGCCACAGTGTCATTGTTAGGTAAAATAGGATCACTGACCGTCCAACCCCAACCAACACCCACAGGCCCGAAAACTTCTGTTGCTTTTTCTATTTGGCTGTAAGCATCAATTGCGGTAAAGCCACCACGCTGATTAACACGCTTTGTTGCGTCAGGATTAGTAAGAGCAACCTTATTCCATAAATCTAAATTACCCATGCCGCACCTTTGCTTTCTTTTCCTTAAACATTATGTGACCAGCACGATTTCTTTCCATCCAAAGGTTTGCACAGCCAGCCCTTTGTGCGGTTTCTGGCATAAATGCTTTCGCATTTTTCTTCACAGTTTCATGCGCCGTGTGGTCAATTTTTGTTTTCAAATATTCTTCACGAAAAACAGACCATTCAATGGCAGTGTTTGATCCAAAATTGTCCTCATTGGATTCATCCCAATCTAGGATTTCTGTGGCCGCAACTTTTTGTTTGGTGATTTCTTCTGCCGCTGTATGCGGCGGCTCTATGTCGTTTATTACAAAATGAACGTATTGCTGAAGTTCTTTAAATATTTCCATTTGCCGTAATGGTTGGGCTTCAATTTCTATTTTATCCCAATATGAATTTCCGTATATTACCGACAATTCAGATCGTTTGACTTCCACACCTAACGCTGATGATGCGGCAAACATTTGCATTTGCATCTGTGGTTCATAACGCTCAATGAACTTGTTGCGGTTATAGCCGCCACTATAGTTATTAATGTTTGTATGCTTGCAATCAACCAGCACAATTTCAGCGGTTGTAGGATCAGCATAAACCCTGTCAGGGTGCGTGTTTAACCAAGGGTGATCGCGGTGCTGAAACTCAATTTCTGGCTTATCCCTCCAGATTTTTTTCCATTGCGTCATGTCAGCAAATTCAATGCCTGTCTGTTTCTCATACCATTGAGCATTAAAATCTTCTGTGTATGACCCTAGTTGCACCGCCAGTTTATTTGACAAGTCTTCTGGCTGTTGGCGGCCAGTATCAATTAGCCACTCTTGGTACATTCCATTATCTTTGTGGTAATGTATCGCCGCATATTTTGTCGCGCCTACTGTAAAACCTTTAGGCGTGTCTATGCGCTCAAAAGGGCCAAGCATTAAAGCATCCCTTTAAGCTGTAAATATCGTGTTGACTCTTGCACCATGCCAATTTGTTTTAATTCATTGGCTGTGTCTTGGATTGCGATCTCAAGCATATCTTTTTGTTGCTGGATTTCTAGCAATTCGCTTTCAGAAGCCCCTTCTAAAAAGGCTTCCTTCATCTTTTCTTCTACTGATTTTTCCATAAAAAGACTCCAAAAATTGAATACAATATTTAGAATCTATATTACTTCAAGTAATTTAACAAACAAAAAATTAATTGCTGTTTAAGATTTTTCTTTTAAAAAAAGGCCGATTTCTTTTTCTATGATCGCCAACCGCTCTAATGTCCAGTCATCGGGAGCATCATTTTTGAGTTCAAATATAGCGTTTTTAAGAGTTTCAGACATTTAACTTTCCTTTCCGAATCATAGATTACAAAAAGAAATTAAAAAAGACATATCTAAATTCGGTATCGAAATCCGATAACAGTTCTTAATTAAAAATTAACAATGTGCATGTACTGTTTCTTTTTTTAATTCAATACAATAATCGACAATATCCATAGTATGGCCTAAATCGTTTAGCCACACATCTCTGTCGCTGTCCCAGTGCCGCGCATTATTATAAATTCTTTCGCTCAAATAATTTGCTTGTTCAACAACACTTTTTATACAAAAAATCATCCTTGAATTTACACGGCAATAATAACGTTTTTTTGTATTTCCGTTTTGCGGCCTCATCGAATTTAGCGGCGCATTTAAATTGAGTTGTTTTTCAGCATCATATGTATTGTTTTTTAAAAGTTCTAATAAAACTGTTTTGCTAGAATTTTTTACAGCCCCAACTAGACTTAATTTGTTTATTAGCTGGTCTTGGGAATATAACGAAAATTCATTTTTTGTAAAATGCGATAAATATGTGCCATGCAAAATTTTTGCGGCGATAACTCCCCATACAGTACCAGTTGAAAACCACGCATCTAAAGATCGTTGGTCAATAATGTTTTCAGCGCGGCCTAACAAAAAATTAATTCTATTTCTTCTTATAAATTCTGGACAAATATTATTGCCAGTGACTATCTCGCCGTGCGAGTTTAAAAATTTTCCCGTGCTAAAATAGTCATCATCCCAAGGACATGCTGAAATTGGGAACACATAACTATCGTCAACAATTTTAGTTGCCATTTCCCATTTAGTTTTGACGGCTGGCTCTAACCGCGATAAATCAGTACGATGTTGCGTATAATATTCTTGTAGTATGCGTGAGTTGGTTGTCGTATCTTGGCTAATCGAACCAAGGCGAACCATCTAGCATTGCTTTCGATGCGCTAGAAAGACCCTCTCTGTTGCCAGTTAATATAAAGTCAGTAGTGACGTTAAACAATTTAGCAAAAGCTAACAGCTTTCTGCCGTCACAGCCTTTATGCCCTTTTTCGATAGACGAAATATGATTTGGAACGACGGAAACTTCACTGGCTATTTCCATCTGTTGGAGGCCGTGAGTTTCTCGCAAACGCTTTAACGTTATACCTACCCTCTTATTTAAGGCTGAAACTTCCTCTGAGATTTGGTTTTTTGTTAGCATGGATTCTTAGTAAATTACTTTTTGTAATCTGTCTAGAAAAAAAACTCTTGGCAAAATACACTTATTGTAATAAAGATTCTTCATGACAATTCAACACAACAATAGCAATCTCTGCCTAGCATCTAAAATTATAAGTACGTTAGGCGGCGTTACAAGTTTATCTGAAAAAGTTGGGGTAAGCCAATCGGCTGTTTCGCATTGGTTAAACCGTGGCATTCCAAAAAATTACCTAATGAGGAATAAGCTAGAAGCCCTGTTGATGGCTGAAGACCAGATTAACCCTATCGAGTTAATTAAGGAATTGCGCGATGGCTAAAAGCAAAGCGGCGCGGCTTGGATATGCTGACGAAATGAAAGTGCGTGACCAGCTAATTAAATTTGGCATAGATGCGGTGCGTGTTGACAGGCGGCTTGGGCAACTGGGCGCAGACCAAAGCTGTGATTTGCTTTTGAAATATCCTAACGGTCAGGAAAAGCCGCTTGAGCAGAAGCGAGTTAAAGGCGGCTTTAAAACTATTCGTAAGTGGCTAGAGGGTGCGCCGTCTGGTGCGCTGTTGAGTATTACAGAACCAAACAAGCCGACATTGATTATTTCGACACTTGAAACACATGGGGAAGTTATAAAATGATTTTGCCCACGATTAGAGATTTGCGTTTGCCGTCATCTGAAAAGCTGACATTACTAATTTTGACAACGCACTTACCTAATGTGTTTCCCAGCATTGAAACTTTGGCGGCAGAGACAGGCTTATCTCGCCGCACAGTGCAAACCTGTCTAAACAATTTAAAAACACGAAAATTAATTGATTGGGTTAAAACAGGTTCAGCTAATAAATACGAAATTCTTATAGTGCCGAATCAACCACTGCAAGAACAGGAGAGAAGTGCAACCATTGCACATCCGATAGGCAACCATTGCACTTCCGAAGTGCAACCATTGCACACTAAGAATCAAACTAAGAAACAAACTAAGATTAATAACAAAAACCAGAAAAATTATTCAGAAGAATTTGAACAGTTTTATGCAAAGTATCCACGCAAAGAAGGAAACAAAGATGTGGCCTTTAGCAGATTTAAAAAAGCTAGAAAATCTGGAACATCATTAGAGAAAATTCTTAGCGACTTAAACACTTACATTGAAACCAAACCCGACTGGCAAGATTGGGCTTATACCCCAAGTTGGTTTGGCAACATGATGTTTGGCAACAAATGGAGAGAAGAGGTTTATGCAAATGCACCACTCGCCAAGCAACTCAACGCTGTTCAAACACTAAAAAAATCTTGGCAGAATAGATCGGCAAATATGACAGAAACCTCTTTATTAATTGAACAAAGGCGAATTGAAACAGCTTGGAAAGAGGCCACTGATGAACAGAAGAAAGAATTAAGAGAATTAGCCCCACAAGGCGTAACACTCCCAAAGCCTAACGGAACAGTTGTGCATTTTAAAACAACCCCAAGTATGAGGGCTGTTCAATGAGAGTAAATATTTTCCCAAGCGTAGGCAAAGAACAGGCAAGGTTGAGGGTTTATATTTTTAACATTGCAAAACCAATTGTTGATATGCCGTTGCCGCAAAATACGATAGCACGATTGATAAAAGAATTGGCGGCAGAAATAAAACCTGTTGAGGAAGAAAAACAGGACAAACAAATTTACACAACGATTTCAGATCAGCAAGTTTTTGACAAATTCAAAGAGTTGGTGGCGCAAGAATTTGATGTAGAAAAACCTGACATAATGGGCAAAAGAAGGGACAGAGATTTTGTAATTCCAAGACAGGTTTTAGCGTACCTTGCCAAAGAATTTTGCATGGGCTGGTCGATACCTACTATTGGCAGAAAAATGAACAAAGACCATACAACAATCATTTATTCAGCTAATAAAATTAACGAACAGCTACAAACAAACTATGATTTGAATGAGCGTATAGCAGTGATTGTTGATAATTTTGAAAAATGGAAATTAGACGAACGACACAAGCAAATTGATGAGCGTGTTTTTAAGGCGGTTGCATGAGGGTATCGCATGGTTACGCACTTTCCAGTTACCCCAGATTTGAAAACGATCATTACCCCACAATAGACGAACGATGTATGCAAGCCCTTCAAGGCACATGGATATTAGAAACGCCAGCTATTGACGTTTGCCACTCAAAAGAACCAACCCCATTACTACCAGCTGTAAATGGTGATTTGAACGATATTTTCCAGCATCCACAAAAATGGAAAACTATTATTACAAACCCACCTTACAAAAGGCCGCTGGTAGATGCCATTCTTGATGAATGCCACAAGCATTTAGATGAGGGCAGAGTAAACATGCTTTGCATTCTGATGCGAACAGCCTTTGACCATGCCAAGACACGCCAGCACCTATTTAAAAGCCCTCACTATGCAGGGCAAACAAAAATGCTGTTTAGGCCCATCTGGATAGCTGGTGAGGTAAAGGCCCAACCCATTCACAACTACGTCTGGCATGTTTTCAGAAGAGGTCATAATGGCGAACCTGTCGTTAGATACTGGGGGCCGCATGAAAAAAAATAAAAAACAATTGTTAGATTTGCCAGATGTGCGTGAAACCCCAGAACGTAGCCAGCATAGCCCAGTTGATGAAATAGATTTTAAACCCAAGGGCGGCAAAGCTGTTCAAAAGGTGCGGCGAGTTCGTTATGAGCATCCGTTAGATGTAATCTGGCATCGAGCGCAGATCACAGACAAGGCGCATGAGGCTGGCATACGCTTTAGGTCATTGTATGAGCGTTGCATGTTCAAGAGCCGTGTAACCGCACGATATGGAGCCTCAGTAGGCGTTGGCGGCGGCTTTGATGAGGAAGTCATTGCAAGGCAAGAAATCAACAACGTTTTAAAGAATTTAACAAGGCGGCAAGCGGCAGTAATTATTGGCGTGTGTGGACACGCCGAATTTCCAACCGTTTGGGCAAGGCGCAAACATTGGACACCGATGGCAGATAGTCCACAGGTAATGCTACGGCAAGCGTTAGAAGAGGCTGTTCGTGTCTGGCGGTTATAACCACAAAAGAACAATGGAAAATGAGCAAGATGCCGTTAATGAAATGGCAATTGCAAAAACGTTAGCCGCCAAATGGCATTGCCAAATGGAAAAAAACGCTAAATTTTCAACATTTGACTATGTGGCGATGCGCGAAAAAATAATTGTCGCTTTTATAGAAATGCGTTGTCGATCCCACAAAATAAACGTTTACCCAGACGTTTATATAAACTTAAAAAAATTATTGGAAGCGCATTTGATCGAAAGCGCAACAGACACAAAATGTTTTTTTGTAGTTCAATTTGCGGATTGTTTGGCATATTGCCGTTTGAATAAAAAATTACAGATTACCAAGAGTTCGCCCAAATGGAACACTAGGATAGCAAAAGCTGGCTACAAAGACACAGAAGAGGTTGCGCTTATTCCTATTTCTCAATTCCAAAAAATACATTGCGCTGTGCCTCGCTCATTATCTCAAGTAAATCAACGATAGCCAAATATCTACCGTTGCCGCGATACAATGCCCTTTGAAAGCTACTTGTTGTCACTCCAAGCCGTTCAGCTAATTCTTTTTGCTTGATTTTCATATCAGCTAAACGTCTGGTGGCCCCTGCATTGGTCATTTTCTTTCCTTAATTTTCCCATAAAAGGACTCTAACTTTTGTTTTTGAAGCCAGTAAAAACTTTCATCAGCTTTGTACCATTCATACATTTCCTCTGACCATTCTGCCTCAGATAAAAAACGTTCTTTGTCTTCAAAAAAACCAGTTTTAAGTTCTTCTCTTAAAATGCCGATAATCCCATAAATTGCGCCGCCAAAGCTACACAACACATTAGATTTTGATGATTGCCAAAACAATGTTAGAGGTGCGTAAAAAATAAAACGCCAACCGCTTTCACTGTCTGAAGAATGAAGCGTGACGCCGTTATCCTCGCAGATTTTACGCAACCGTATAATGGTCTTTGGTTCTTTATCAGTCATTTTGTGGAATCCTTTATAAGTTTGACAACATCATATTCGCCTATTGCGTTTACAAACATTTGTTGAATTTGATCTACAGCTACAGAAACACAATACGATCCAACAAATTCGCGCACACTATCGTCATCACCCATTTCATCTAAATAAATTTGGGCTTTGTCGGTATCTACCTCAATCGTGTATTCAATCTTGATTTTCATTTCAATTTCTCCAAAAAAAGGTAGGGGCCGTAGCCCCTTTATTTAACTGTTGCGAATTTTACGTCTTAATAAATATTTTGTTATTTTTTTTATTTCATCAGTAAGCAAAAGAATTATCTCGCCGTTTGTTTGAGGGTATTGATATGAAATTTCTTTATCTGCAACCTTGCAAAGATCCCTTAAAATTTCTTCCAATTCTTTAATTATTAAAGCTGATGCGCTCATTTCAATTTCTCCAAATCAGTTATGCTTATTATATAACCGCATTTTACAGAAACGTCAATAGTGCTGTTTTTATATAAACTGCAATAATGCTGTTTTTAATGCTTGATTTATTACTAAAAGTAATTTAGACTCCATTAAGTAATTAATTTTTGGAGAAATTAGATGAGACAATTTTTAAGCGATGTAATCGGTGGGCTTCTTGTATTGGTAGCCCTGCCAGTTCTGGTTTACTTCATTGGCGTTGCGATGGGGTTGAACTGATGCGGCGGTATTGTTTGTACGATGTTCGTGTAGCAACACGCGAAGAAACCACAATGCAAGATGTTGTTGAAAGCGCAATTGCATTGCGAGAAACGATCAGCAAGGCTAAAGATGACTCGACCTGTCTAGAAACAAAAGATTGGCTGTCAACGATAGATGATGATCTGGTTAATGCCATTCAGCAAGGCAAAGAATATGTTGATGAAAAAACTGAAAAGCTGAATGTTATAATTGAAGAATGTTATTGATGGAGAAATTAAGGTGTCCCATTTGTCCCCGCACTAGGGAATGGGACAGTGGGACACCGCCCACGAACGTAAACGAACGTTTACGCACAACATATAGCATAATTAAGGGTTGACGGAAAAAAGTCATACTGTATGTTGTTCTCACGATTAAACTTGCGCCCTGCGGCCAATTTCTCCAAAAATTGAAAGTCTAACTTTTTAGCCGCTGGCGTAAGTTTCATCGACCATTACTGACATTTCTTCCTCTCCTTAAACTAGACGGCTGGCCTTTGCGCTGGCCGTCTGTTTTTTTGAAAGCATTTTATGTACGAAAAAAATAAAGTGCCAGAAATTGGTAAAGGAACAGTATCAGTATATGAACGAAAAGACGGCACATATCTGGTTGTCGAATTGACAAGATTTGCCAGCGATGAACAGCATCAAGCAGAGCAATACGCCGCACTTTTAGCTGGTCAGGACGTTTTTGAATGGCATGGCGGCACACTTCATTAATTGAAAAACAACCAAACTGAAATCAAAAGGTGACATATGCCTAGAGGTGGCCCAAGGCCAAACAGCGGCAGAAAAGCTGGTACAAAAAACATCAAAACAAAAGTGATTGCGGAGCGTTGCGCTGAAGAGGGCATAACGCCGTTAGAGTATATGCTTAACGTTATGCGTGATCCAACACAGGAATTTGATACTCGCATGGATGCGGCAAAATCTTGCGCTCCATACATGCACCCTAAACTTGCATCAGTTGAACAAAAAGTTGAAGCAGAGGTAAACGGAACAATCTATGAGTGGCTCACAGGAACAGTGGCAGACATTGGGCAAAGCGTGGCAGACGAATCCAGCGATGTTTGTCCAACAGGCACTAGGGGCAACGCCAGAGATATGGCAACAGGAAGCACTGCAAAGTCTATGCACTGAAGACCGTATAGCTGTCAGGTCAGGTCATGGTGTAGGAAAGTCAGCATTTAGTGCTTGGGCTATCCTGTGGTGGATGTACACCAAATCACCATCTAAGATTGCGGTGACAGCCCCGACAAGCCACCAACTACAAGACATACTTTGGTCAGAGTTAGCAACGTGGCACAGGAAAATGCCTAAAGAGTTGCAAGAGTTATTTGAACTAACTGCAACACGATTTTATCTAAAGGCCCAGCCTGATACATCGTTTAGTGTGCCAAGGGTAAGCCGTCCAGAGAAGCCAGAAGCATTCCAAGGTTTTCATAGTGACAACATGCTGTTTATCATCGATGAGGCATCTGGTGTTGATGACGTTATTTTTGAAGTAGGGCAAGGCGCAATGTCTACCAAGGGCGCAAAGACGCTGATGGTGGGCAACCCGACAAGAACCAGCGGCTATTTTTACGATGCTTTTAACAGCCATCGATCTAAATGGTGGACAAAACGAGTCAGTTGTGAGGACAGCACTAGGGTTGATCCAGCTTTTATAGATGAAATGGCATTTAAGTATGGCGTTGACAGTGCCATCTACGCTGTGCGTGTGCTTGGTGACTTCCCAGAGCAATCTGATGACGCAATTATTTCTTTATCGCTGTGTGAGGCGGCAATAAGGCGTGACGTTGATGTATTAGAAGGTCAGCCAACATGGGGCGTTGACGTTGCCAGATTTGGCGATGATGCAACAGCACTTGCAAAGCGCAAACGAAACACATTGCTAGAACCTGTGAAAAGCTGGCGCAACAAATCTGTAACCCAAGTGGCTGGAATTATTATTGACGAATACTTGCAAACAGCAGTTTCAGAAAGACCTAACAAAATCTGTGTTGACTCTATTGGCATTGGTGCTGGTGTAGTTGACATATTGCAAGACGAAGACTTGCCAGCCGTTGGCATCAACGTGGCCGAAAGTCCTAGCGTTAGAGCAAGGTACATGAGGCTTAGAGATGAACTTTGGTTCAGAGGCCGCGAATGGCTAGAAAGCCGCGACTGCAAGATGCCAGATGACGGTGATCTGATAGGCGAATTGACCGCACCAAAATACCAGATGACTGCAAGCGGCAAGATACAAGTCGAACCCAAAGATAAAACCAAACAGCGCATTGGTGGCTCACCAGATTTAGCTGATGCGTTTCTACTAACCTTTGCAAGCCCCGATCATAGGCCAAGCGAGGAACAATTTTACGAAACTGACTACTTTGAGGATAGCTAAATGTACGGAAAGAAAAAAGGCAAAGGCGGCAAAAAGAAATGACGCAAACAGTGATAAGCTGGCAGAGCGTTGTCTTAGAGGCTGACCGCGATTTCTATGAGAAGTCACGAAGGCCGTGGGTCTATAAATTTGGCAAGCCAAGCAATGCGACAGATAGTCATGGCCGTGGTCGTTATGTGATCCAAGGCGAGGCCGCACCAAGTCAGCCCAAATGACAGAAAATATTAACGTTTATCGTGATACTTCTAAGATGCCTACGCCTGATGAGGTAAATATGGCATCTAGGGCGGCGGCAACACTTGATAGCCATTACAAGGGTTACAAGTGGCAAGTGGCGTTGCGTGATGGCATTGCTATTGTGCGTAACCAAGCACTATCGCCAGATCATGGCTATTTCATCAATCTCAGCCAAGAGCCTGATTTTGAGAAAGCTGTAATGAGGGCTGGCGGTGAAATTCTAGAGCGATCAAAGATAGCACGAAACAGATTTGATTTATCAGCTTACGCCGATGCGGCAGATAAAGCATTTCACAATATTGGTAGCAGACCAGAATAAAGTGAGAAGCCAATGCGTATTACAGATGGTGACGCTGATTCCAAATTGATGGACTATGACGCTGACCAAGACGAAGTAACAATGGATTCAGAAGATGATACCGATTGGCTTGATTTAGCAAAAAACTGTTATGACACTGCGATTGATTATGTGCAGTCCAGCCATAGGGATGATTGGGAGCGATCCATCAACCTGTTCAACAACGAACATCCATCTGGTTCAAAATACAACTCAGACGCATTTAAACGCCGCTCACGACTCTTTAGGCCCAAAATACGGTCTTACATAAGGAAAAACGAAGCAACGACTGCACAGGCGTTTTTTAGCACACAGGACGTTGTGAATATCACGCCACAAAATGACAACGATGAACAGCAATTAGCGTCAGCGGCGATCATCCAAGAGTTGTTGAACTATCGACTGCAAAAAACCATACCTTGGTTCCGTACTGTGATTGGGGCAAGACAGACGGCAGATATTTACGGCATCACTGCCGCCAAGATTTATTGGAAATATCAGGAAGCAGAAGACGGCGAACAGCCTGTTATGGATGAGTCAGATATGCCAATCATCAATGAGGATGGCGATCTGGAGGTTGAGCCACGCATGGTTGTTGTGGAAGACAGGCCAGCAATTGAGCCTATTGAGCCTGAGAATATTTTGTTTGATCCAGCGTCCGACTGGCTAGACCCAGTAAATAGCAGTCCATACCTTATCGTTAGACGGCCAATGTTTGCGATAGACGTTAAGGCAATGATGACAACGGATAACCCTAAAAGCGGTCAGCCAGCTTGGAAAGAGTTGGATGATGCAACGCTGAAAATGGGCCAAGAAATGGACGAAACAAACCTTGATGATGCAAGGCATTTGTTTGATGGCCCTGACAGAACATCTAGTGATGCGCCAATAGACGATTATGAGGTTTTATTTGTCCATGAGAATTTTGTTAAGCGTGGGGAAACGGATTATCAATATTACACACTAGCAACAGCCGCATTGCTTACTGATCCTGTGCCAGTGTCAGAAATCTATTTGCATTGCAAAAACGGCGATAGGCCAGTTGTGGTTGGTTTCAGTAATGTTGAAGCGTTTAAGCCGTATCCATCTAGTCGTGTTGAGATGCTTGGCAGTTTACAGCAAGAGGCAAACGATCTAGCAAACCTACGCATGGACGCATTGAAGTTTAGCCTAACGCCAATGGTGAAAGTAAGGCGTGGCAACAAAGCACTTGTGCCAGCTTTAACGAACAGATCACCAGCTAAAGTTATTACAATGGATGATCCAGCCACAGACGTTGTGGAAATGGCTCCACCACCAGTTAATAGCCAAGCCTATGCAGAGCAAGACCGTATCAATGCAGATTTTGATGATCTGGCTGGTAATTTTAGCGGTGGTTCTGTCAGCAGTAACAGGCGCATGAATGAAACTGTTGGCGGTATGCATTTACTATCTGGTGAAAGCAATCTGCTAACAGAATATGACTTGCGTGTGTTTTCAGAAACATTTGTTGAGCCTGTGCTACGTCAAATGGTGCATTTAGAGCAAGCGTATGAAACGGACGCTGTGATCTTAGCTATTGCGGCAGAGAAAGCCGATTTGTTGCAGAAGTATGGCATCAACCAAATTACAGACGATCTATTGCAGGGCGAATTAACGGTTACTGTAAATGTTGGCGTTGGCGGTACTGACCCGATGATGCAGGGCCGCAAGTTCTTGATGGCTATACAGTCGTTTCAACAGCTTGTCGCGCCGCTTGTGCAAGTCTATGGGCCTAATGTTATGGAAACATCTGGCGTACAAGAGATAGCGAAAGAGTTGTTTGGCAAAGCTGGTTATAAAGACGGCCAACGGTTCTTAAACTTTAAGAATGAGCAAGGCGATGATCCAAGGATTGCCCAGTTGCAAGCGCAGATAGGGCAACTAGGACAAGCATTGCAAGCCACACAAGGCCAGCTACAAGACAAGAACATTGATAGGCAAGTCAAGATGGCAGAGGCCCAGATGAAGGGCCAGATGGACGTAAAGAAAGCTGAAATGGATGTGCAGGGTAAAGCCGCACTTGCAGAGCAAAATTTTAAACTTGATTTAGCAAGGGCGCAATTATTGCCGACTAAAAATGTTAATGTGATGTAATGACAGTTGATGATGATTTACTAGCATTAGCTAAACTTGGTTTAGATATTGAAGCAGAGTTAAACACACCATTATTTAAATACGTTCTGGGCCGCATGGTAGAGCGTGTGGATGATCTAAAGGACAAGCTGGTAGATTTAGACCCAGAGCAAGAAACAGCAAAGATAAGACGCATACAAGCAGAGATACAACGCTTTAGCTGTATGCAAGAAGACATCGAGCAAATCGTAAATGATGGCAGACAGGCGCATCGTGAAATGCTTGACAACGAACAGATCACCGATCTGTAGGCTGATAGCCTAAACACCAACCCAAGGAAAAAATATGTCAATGGAGGAAACTACCCTCAGTGATGAGGATGTCGAACCAGACGTAAAGGAGTCAGAAACCAAGGCTCCTGAGTATGACGTTTCCGCAAATCCAAGAGATGCAATCGAGGATGAATTAGCGGCAAAACGTCTAAGTGAAATTGAGAGCGAGTCAGACGGCGAGTTCTCAGAAGCCGAAGACAACGAAGAATTGCAAGCCGATAGCGAAACTGAAAGCCCACCCAGAGATGGACGGCAAGAAGTGCGCGACTCTAAGCCAGCAACAGAATCAAGTTCGACAGGCGATCAATCGCGGAAACTCAAGTTAGTCGTAAACGGCGAAACTAAAGAGTTAACTGAAGCAGAAGTAATA